AGAATCAGGGGTATAAAAAAACCCCCTCAAAATGAGGGGGCTAAACCAATCACCTTTTAGACAAAAGAAGGGCACTCTTTCTACATAGAGATCTTTTGTATTCCCTCCAGTTAATTAAGAATTAACTAACTTAGAAAAATAACTTAAAGATTCATCATCTTCGTCTTCTTCTGTTGATGTAGTAGATGCTAACACTGGTTCTGGGGCTGGTGTAGCAGACTCACTGAAGTCTCCACGACGTTCCCTTTCCCATGTTGCGTCTTCTTCTGCAACTTCTGGATCTATTCTCTTAGTAGGTTGATTCATACCAAGAACATATACCAAACGCTTCTTCAAATCATCATAAGACTTGAACTTATCAGGTGTTGTAAACTCAGATAGATCATGCAATGAATTGTAGATCTTCTCTAGTTTGTCATCATCATCAAAGAGAGCAGATGCACTATCAAACTCAGACTTATCGTAGTTTTGATAACCTTCAACCTTACGAATCTTAAGTTTAAAGTTAGCACCTTGCCAGAAATCAAATGGATTGATAGGAGTTTCATCTGCAAACTCAGGCTTCATCGCCTCCATGATCTTGTCAAAGATTTTCTTTCCATACTTGTATAGAAATACTTTGCCTTCGTTCTCAGGATTTGCAGGATCACTTACAACATAGATGTTGCTGTAATATGATAGTCTACGCTTTTGCTTACGTGCTATTTCTTTGTTCGCATCTGAACCAGAGTTCCATAACTGTGAGTTGTGCTCAGAGACAGGATCTTTCTGTCCTAGTGTGGTAAGAGAGTTCTCTATATACCAACCACCAGGCCCTTGAAATGCATGAGTATAAACTCTTGCCCAAGGTAGTTCACAACCTTCTGATTCTGGAAGGAATCGAATGATTGCATAACCATTACCAGACTTGTCTACTACTGGTTTCCAAATACGTTCATCAACATTACTACCTTTGTCGTTTAATTTCTCTACCTGCTTAATTAGTTTGTCAGTTAGAGAACCTGTTTTGGATTGTTTTTTTAATTTTGCGAATGACATGAGGATTTATTAGGATAGTTTGTTTAAATGGACTTTATTATTATACAACATATATCAGCATTTGTCAATGCTGCTTTCAATCTCACTGATTGTCTTGTCTAATCTGTCAAAGAACTTATTCATATCATCGATTTCATCATAACCAAACATCTTAGCAGACTCGATCAATTTTTGTTTGATCAGATCTACCTCTTTATCTTTGACTAGACTCATACGAAAGAAAAAAAGTTTTTGTTTCTCAAGAAATACTTTCATCTCTTGGAGGTGACTCTTTCTTTGTTCCACAGACATGATTGGGAGACTTGACATTTGCAGCACAAGTTTATGTTGCATTTCTGCCAACTCCATAATGGTGTCTCTTACTACTGGTGAATTGAAAAAATCACTCATTTTAATCTTTGTAATAATATGGTTTTAAATTTGTCCACATCTATATTTAGGAACGGTTTGTACTTTTTAATCTTTAATCCTACGGTTTCCCACACAGGATCTAATAGTTTCTTATTAAATTTTTTAGAGTAGTTAAGCATCATATCTAGTATGACCATACTCTCAATTGATATGTTACCTTGAAGATACATTTTCAATATCTCAGGATGTGAGTGACCTTTTATCTCAAACAGATCCTCAAAATTTTTTTTGTCAATGAACTCGGATTCATTCTCGAATAGGTATGTCATACCTTGATATCTCTTCAACCAAGAGGTATGATAATCATTTCCATTTCTTATTATATCACCTATCCATAGAGCATCAGGATCACTACACTCTACAAAGTTCGCAAGAAAATAATGTCTTATCTCTTCATCAGTTTTCTTACGAGACATTCTCTCAAAAAAATATCTATCCTTTCTCTTATTAAATGCATCTCTTGATGCATTCGTCTTACCACAGTATTTAAAGTAATCGTAATTCTTCTTGGTAAAATGATTCTTGAATGCTAAGTATGTTTTGTATACTTCAATCGGTGTCATCGTCCACTGGTTCTAGGTCTTCAATCATGTCAACAGAGACTTCATGATTCGCTATCTTATAGTAGTGATGTTTCACTCCCCACGCATCAGGTTTGTATCCAAGATATTTTAAATCTTTGTTTGATTTATTTTCTCTGATCCATGCCTGTAGGCGGTAGTGCATTAATTCAGATTTACTAGGCATTATAAAGGTAGTTTTGCTCGTGAAGTTTTCTTTAAAAAGTTAAGTTGCATGGCATCATACTTTAACTTTTCTTTCATTGGTTTTGTAATCAATTTAGAAACTGCTTGCAATTCAATCTTATTCTCTTCGCAGAATGTAAGAATAGCATCAATGTAATTAAACTTGTAGGTCTTCACTAGTTGCTCAACCTCGTCTGTAAACCTCTGCTTGCATAAGAATTTTTCCTTAATGACATCATCAAGTTTATCATCTGTTTTTTTGTCTTTACTTGCCATGTGTTCCTGTTTTGTAATCGACAAACTTTCTAATGTACTTGGTAAGAAGTTTAATATACTCACCTTTGTTCCTTTTTTCGTAGACAACACAGTCTCCATTTTCCGCCACCATAATAGTAATCAATTTTTTAACTGGAATACCAGTCATTTCAAAGTACATACATGCGTATGCAGTCTCCTGCACGAAATAGTTTTCAATCCATTCCTCTGGTTTAATTTTGTTTGCAGTTTTAAAATCTATTACCGCTAACTCGCCATCAAACTCTGCGATACAATCTACTCTACCCGCCAACCCCAGATAGTCACTATACATCGACTTCTCTAGAGCATGTATGTTATTTATGCGATCCAAATGTTGCTTGGATTGCAAGAATAGAAATTTTGTAGAAGGGAGAATCTTCAATTCATTGATATCCTCATTGTTCATGTAGTGCTCTACTACATCATGATACTTAGTTCCTCTAAAAGTAGATTCCCTAGTGATCTTGTTTGCCTTCTCTTCTCCAACTTTTTTTCTCCACTTAATGAAGATATCACGATTGTAGAAACTTGTTACAGAAGTGATCGAGGGATACTTTTTACCAGACGGAGTTATATAAAAACGAGTACCGTCAATTGCCACAGTTTCAAGATCAACATTCTCTGACAAATAATCTAAATGTGTAAACATTACATACCTAAAGTTGTTTTAGCAAGGAGGTAATTGCGGACTAATCCAGAACGGACAATATCTTCAATACCAAATTCAATAGAAGCAAAGTCTTGCTCCATAGCAGAAATGATTTTCATAAATTCTAGAATACCATTCCTTTCATTCGTCTTTGTAAGGTCAGTCTGAGATGCATCACCACAGAATATAATCTTACTGTTTTCACCAACTCTTGTTATTATACTATCAAGTTCATGAAAATTCAAGTTCTGCATTTCATCAACAAGAATGATAGAGTTATCAAGTGTTGTTCCACGAATGAATGAAGTAGACCAGAACTTAATCGTTTCCTGCCCTTTCAATGCACCGTAGAGTAACTCAAACTCAGTATCATCTGCCATCTCAAACATAAACTTTACCATATGTTTGTATGGGATTTGATATAGAAAAGATTTATCCTCATGATCTCCAGGTAGGAAACCAATCTCACGAGTAGATACTAAAGATCTAACAAGATATACATTTTCAAATGGTGTTATGGGATCAAGAACATCTTTTAAAGCAAGATACAATCCTGCAAAAGTTTTACCTGTTCCTGCACAACCATATGCAAATATGTTTTTACCCTCTTTGTATGCTTCAAAAAATTTTTCTTGACTTTTTGTTAATGGTTGAATATCAACCATCGCATCTGTATTAATGGGTTTCTTTCTTTTTAATCTCTTTGCACTCATACTACCAATCCCACTAACGGGATCTCCATTCTTCCTTTTCTTTGTTGGCATTAGAATTGATAATCTCTGTTTTTACGAACTACTGATCCTGGTTGACGGGATGCTCTATCTAGAACTTCGTTCCAACCAGAGGATGCTGCTTCTCCTCCCCATTTGAACATCTCTTGGGATGCTGCAACTCCTGCTTGCCAATCTTTATCCCAATCGGGATTTTCCTTTCTCCATTGATCATACTCGTCCATAGTCATGAAGAGTTCTTTCTTCTCTTTCGTTTCTTTATGAATTACTGGATATGTGGGCATAAGTGTTTTAAGTTTTGTAAAGTTATTTAGACCCATTCAAGGGCTTCAGATACAGTGGGGAACTGTTCGGTAAACACCTTACGACATGCTTCTGCAATATCCATGTGTTCTTTCTGTGTTCCGTGTGCAGATCTTAGATTGATATAATGAATCCAAGAACGACATGATCCTGTCATGTATATTCTTGTAGGAGTGCATAATGGTAATACCATTCTAGCACATTCCTTTGCAACATCCAACTCCAACATTTGATTATACAATGCAAGAGATGAGTCAAACAAAGTTTTCATTTGTTTGTTCAGTGTGTCTATCACATTTGGATCTAGATCATCAGTGCTATTCTGACGGTTCTTCTGATCTTGTCTGCGAAGTTCTGGAAGTTCTATATCACCTAAAGAATTAGTTTGTGCATACCTTTGAGAAAACTCTTGAAACGTAAATGACCTATGACGTAATATTTGTGCAGCAATTGCACGAGTAGTTTCTATTTCTAGTGTCATTGTAGATTGTTCAAACACAGACCAATGGTTATGTTTAATGCAATACTTTAAGAGTCCTGCATATTTTTCATTATCTTGATTAGACGGATTAGAAACTCTAGCAATATATGCCATAGTCTGTTCCGCATCAGGAGTGATACTAATTAAATTAACTGTCATGTTTAATCGGGGTAACCGTCATCATCATCTAACACCTCATCATAATCTTGTAGGATCGTTGCAGGTGGACTTTTATATAGGTCTACATCAGAATAGACTTCTGCTTTAATTTCATCAACTAGTGATTCTAGATCAAGAACCATTCTTTTTAGTTTTGCTCTATCCATAATCAATATAATATGATTGGTAGATTCCTATAGCCGCTTATGCTGAACCTACCAAAGGGCATAACCGCAGTCAGTATTTCTCTGACTCTTATATTATAGCACAAAAAAAGAAGGGGTACAACCCCCTTC